ATCTTCTTTCTCCCCCCGAGGTGCTGACCGGGGGTCACGCGCGAGGAGCGGTCATGAATGTTGATGCTTCGGTCTCTGTGGAAGCAATGACGCTTGAGGCGATTGCTGCTGCTGAGCATCTAACTCCGATGGACAAGGGCGCGATGCAGGGGCTGGTTGCTTTGGCGCGGAAGATCGATGCGTGGGACACGATCGTTGACTGGGCTTTGGATGACGTTGCCGACTCTGAGGGTAAGTCTCGGCCGGCGGTTCCTCAGAACGACAACGTGTCTCTCTCTGCGTATCTGAAGTACTGCGACCAGTTGGGGCTTTCTCCTGCTGGCCGAAAGGCGCTTGCTCTGAAGAAGGAGGGCGAGAGTGCCAAGTCCGCAAAGCTCACCGCGCTCCGCGGCGGTAAAGCGACTGGGTAGTGAGACCCCTCGGGTTTTCACTCCACCGTTACGCGAACTGACGCGTGAGACCACTAAGGGTTTTGCGTGCATTGAGTTCGCGGAGGAGATCCTAGAGATTCATCTCCTGCCGTGGCAGCGCTGGTTGCTGCTGCATGCGCTCGAGCTGCTTGAGGATGGTACGTACCGGTTCCGTACCGTGGTGCTGCTCGTGGCTCGGCAGAACGGGAAGAGCACCCTCATGCTGGTGCTGGCACTGTGGCGCATGTATGCGGATGGTGCACCGCTGGTGATCGGCACCGCTCAGAACTTGGACATTGCTGAGGAATTGTGGACGCAGGCTTACGAGCTTGCCGAGTCTATCCCTGAGCTCGCGGAACTGATCGACGGTGTTGATAAGACCAATGGCAAGAAAGCGTTGCGTCTGACGACCGGTGAGCGGTACAAGGTTGCTGCAGCTTCTAGGCGCGGCGGCCGTGGTCTGTCAGGCGATCTCGTGATCCTTGATGAGTTGCGTGAGCATCAGTCGTGGGATGCGTGGGCTGCTGTCACGAAGACGACGATGGCTCGCCCGTTTGCTCAGGTGTGGGCCGCATCTAACGCTGGCGATGCGGCGTCGATCGTTCTCCGGTTCCTCCGTGCTGCTGCACACAAACTTCTGGGCGACCCGGATGGTATCAACGCGGACCCTTTGACTGGCGCTCTGCCTATCTCTGCTGATGAGGATGACGAGTTGATCGACGAAGACTCCCTCGGGATCTTCGAATGGTCGGCTCCTCCCGGCTGCTCGATCTGGGATCGTGATGGTTGGGCGATGGCTAACCCGTCGATGGGTCACACCATCACTGAGCGGGCCATTGCATCGGCTGCGAAGACCGACCCTGAGTGGGTGTTCCGCACTGAGGTGCTGTGCCAGTGGTTCGCCGGCACGACCGATGGCCCGTTCCCTCCCGGTTCGTGGCAGCAGGGCGTGGATGACGAGTCCAAGATTGCGAAGAAGAGCCGCCTAGTGGCGTGTGTTGACGTTTCCTGGGATCGCTCGATCGCCCACATTGCTTTCGCCGGATTCCGCAAGGATGGCGTTCCCCATGTTGAGATCGTTGCGTCTCGAGCTGGAACCGACTGGGTTGTCCCGTGGCTGACCTCGAAGGAACGCAAGCGGAAGCCTGACGTTCTAACCTGGCAGCTAAACGGTGCTCCGGTGTCTTCGCTCACAGAGGATCTGCGGGCCTCAAATCTTGAGATCGTGGAGTGGCAGGGTGGCGAGCTTGCGCGCGCTACCGGCCAGTTCTACGACCTCGTGCGGCAGGTTGTGCCCGAAGACGATGACGCGAATGCGAAGCCCGGTGTCGTCGGCGTCTACCACCTGTCCCAACCTCTGCTTGATGTGCCTGCCAACACGGCCGTGACGAAGCCTTCTGCTGACTCATGGTTGTGGGATCGGGCCAAATCTCCCACCGATATTGCCCCGCTTGTGGCTGCTACTGGTGCCGTTTGGGCGCTGCGGCGCGAGGAATTTGAGTTCTCGTCCGCATACGCCGATGACGATTACGAGTTGATGATCCTGTAAGGGGGCGACGTGGGTATTCGCGAAGCGTTCGCTGCTCTCCGAGGCCAGAACTCGGTCTTTCCCAACGTGACCTATGGTCCCGATTTCCAGTCCCGTGTTCTTGGGATGAGTGTTGAGGATCTGTGGCGCACCCAGCCGTACCTTCGTACCGTGGTGACGTTCCTCGCGCGGAACATTGCCCAGCTCGGTCTGCACTCGTTTGAGCGCATTTCGGACACGGATCGTCGCCGCCTAAAGGATGATGCTCTTCCTCGTCTGCTGGGGACACCGAACCCGAACATGACCACGTATGAGCTGGTGTTTGCGCTGGTCGCTGACATGGCTCTGTATGACGAAGCTTTCTGGCTTGTCGCTGAAGATGCTGAGTCCAACTCGGGTTGGGCCGTTCAGCCGTTGTCGCCGTCGTGGATCACGTCGCGTGGTGGCGGTTCCGTGTTCGCTCCTGCATGGATTGAGTTCCAGGCCCCCAACATCATCCGCCCTACCCGGGTCGACATGAAAGACGTGCTGTGGTTCCACGGCTGGAACCCTGGATCTCCGGGCAGCTCGTCGTCGCCGGTGGAGGCTCTGAAGCAGATCCTTGCTGAGCAGATTCATGCGCAGACTTTCCGTCAGCAGGTGTGGCAGAAGGGTGGTCGCCTCGGCGGGTACCTGACCCGTCCGGCTGGTGCGAAGTGGGACAAGAAGACCCGCGAGAATTTCCAGCGTCAGTGGCAGGCGAAGTACGCCGGCAATGATGGTTCCCAGGCTGGTGGGACACCGATCCTCGAGGACGGCATGTCCTACTCGCGGGTGGGTTTCTCTGCCCACGAGGAAGAGTATGTCGAAGGTGCGAAGCTGTCGTTCTCGACGGTTGCGAGCGTCTATCACGTCAACCCGACGATGATCGGTCTGATCGATAACGCGAACTTCTCGAATGTGCGCGAGTTCCGCAAAATGCTTTACGGCGACACCCTCGGTTCCACAATCTCAATGATCGAAGACCGAGTGAACACGTTCCTTGTGCCTCGTGTTTCGAAGGCGCAGAACGTGTATGTCGAATTCAACATCGACGAGAAGCTGCAGGGCAACTTCGAAGAACAGGCGACAGCGCTTGCTTCTGCAGTAGGCGCACCGATCATGACCCGCAACGAGGGTCGCGCACTTCGAAACCTCCCCGCAATCGAGGGCGGCGATGATGTCGTGACGCCACTGAACGTCCTTATCGGCGGGCAGTCCTCACCTCGTGACGGTGTGACTGCGGGTGGTGGGGGTGCTCTTCCCGTTTCTGGGGATGACATCAAGAAGCGCGTGGATGCTGCGGCTGCTTTGATCCGTTCTGGTTTCGACCCGGCGGCAGCTCTTGAGGCTGCGGGGCTCGACCCGATCAAGCATCTTGGTCTTCTGCCTGTCACTGTGCAGAAGCCCACGGATGAGACGGGCGCGGTCGATGAGTCGCTGGTGGCTGACATCACCAAGGATCTTGGTGTGCTCCGCCAGGTGAAGGCGCGAGGCATCACTGTGAAAGCTGAAACCCCGGCGTCCTACGTCGAGAAGTCGGCTGAAGTTCTGCGCGCGTTTTTCAAGCGACAGCGAGCATCCGTGCTCGCCCGTCTCGGAGCTAAAGCTGATGCTGAGTGGTGGGACGCGGGACGTTGGGACGGTGAACTCAGCGACGACCTCTACACCCTCGCCGTGATGACCACAACTGAGCTCGGTAAAGCGCAAGCCGCAGAACTCGGGTTCAACCCTGACGACTACGACGAGGCACGCACCCTCACCTTCCTTCGGGCGGTTGCTGATTCGCGTGCAGGTGCAGTGAACTCCACCACAAGGGACCGCATCAGTGCGGCGCTCGAGGAGAACACTGACCCCGCCGAGGTGTTCGACGAAGCCGAAGAGACGCGCTCCATGTCCGGCGCAACCGCCCTTGTGGTGGCTCTGGCAGGGTTTGCGCTCACCGAGACCGCCACCCAGCTAGTTGGGGAGACCGCCTCGAAGACGTGGGTCACCGGCCCGAAGGCGCGCCCTGAGCATGCGCAGATGGATGGCGAAACGGTCGGCATCGAGGAGAACTTCTCCAACGGCGCTGCGTGGCCTGGTGACCCTGTGCTGGGTGCTGAGGGTGTCGCTAACTGCAACTGCTCGGTCGAAGTTTCCTTCTAACCGCTAACCAACCAAGCCGAAGGGTCACCCGCGTGGGTGGCCCTTTTTTCATGCCCACGAAAGGGGCGGTGATGGATACGAAGACTGTACGCGTCGAGGTGAAGGCCGGCCCGGAAGACGGGCTGGAAGAGGGCCAGTTCCTGGTCTACCCCTCGACATTCACGAAGACCCCCGATTCCTATGGCGACATCGTTGCCCCGGGCGCGTTCCTCGACACGCTCGCGGAATGGAAGGCGGCCGGGAACACCATCCCTGCCCTCTACGGTCACCGCCTCGATGACCCCGACTTCTTCGTCGGTGGCGCAATCGACTCCGGTGAGGATGAGCACGGTTGGTGGGTGAAGGGCGAGTTCGATCTCGAGTCGCCTAAGGGCCCGCAGGTCTACCGCCTGGTCAAGGGTCGCCGGCTCAACCAGCTGTCGTTCGCCTACGACGTGGAGGACGAGGCGTCAGTCGAGCTTGAGGACGGCACAAAAGCCAACGAACTCCGGAAGCTCAAGGTCTACGAGTTCTCGTTCGTCCCCGTTGGCGCGAATCAAGACACTTCCGTCGTAGCGGTCAAGGCAAACGCCGACGCCATCACAGACGGCATCAAAGCCGGTCGAGCCATCTCGGCCAAGAACGAGAGCGAACTGCGGAAGGCATACGAGTCAATCGGTGCCGTCCTCTCCGCTCTCGGAACTGATGACCAGGAGAAAGCCAGCGGTCAAGCAGTGGTCAACGACGAGGAGCCCCAGCGGGCCAAGTCGGAGGAACCGAGCGTCAACCCGTCCGCACGAACCCTGATCGCAGAAGTACAACTACTCAGCCTCATTTGAGGCAGGAAGGGGTTCCATCGTGAATCTCAAAGAGAAGCGTGCTGCTGCCCTCACGGCAGCGCAGGCGATCGTCGAAGCCGCAAAGGGCCGCGACATGACCGACACCGAATCCGAGACCCTTGAGGGTCACGTTGCGGAGGTGAAGTCGCTGGACGCGCAGATCGCATCCGCACTCAAGTCCGCGGCACTGATCTCCTCGCTGGGCGATCTTGCTCCTGAGCAGGTCCACACCACGGCTGTGGTTGACGCCGCAAAGAGCCTTGGCGATCACTTCGTCAAGCACGCCGGAGACCGCCTCAAGGCCCTCCGTGGCGAGTCTGGTGCCACCGTTTCTGCTCCCGAGTTCAAGGCTGCCACCGACACTCAGGTGACCGGCGCTGGCGTCTACACGCCCGTGCTCACCGAGTACGACCGCACCATCATCCAGGGCGTCCGGCCCCGGCTTGTGGTTGCTGACCTTCTCGGTTCGGGGACCATCTCGGGCAACGCCATCAGCTACTTTGTGGAAGGCGCCCTCGAGGGTGCGTTCACGACGGTTGCTGAGGCTGGCGCGAAGCCGCAGCTGCACGTTGTTGACCCGACCACTGTTGTGGACTCGCTGAAGAAGATCGCTGGGTGGACGAAGTTCTCCGACGAGATGCTTGAGGATCTCGACTTCATCGTCTCGGAGATCAACAACCGTCTCATCTACGAGCTGCAGAAGTTCGAGGAGGCACAGCTGCTCAACGGCGCTGGCACCGGTTCGACGGTCCTCGGACTGCTGAACCGTTCCGGTATCCAGACTGAGGCTCGCGGGACTGTCGCGTCAGGCGACACCGCCGCTGACACGATCTTCCGTGCCATCACGAAGGTGGCGACCGGTTCGGGTCTGGACGCGGATGGTCTGGTCATTAACCCGGCCGACTACCAGACGCTGCGTCTCACCAAGGATGTCAACGGCCAGTACTACGGCGGCGGGTTCTTCTCCGGCGCTTACGGCAACGGCGGTATCCAGGACCAGCCCAACGTGTGGGGTCTGCGCACGGTCGTCAGCCCGGCCATCACCGCAGGCACCGTCCTGGTTGGCGCGTTCGCGCAGGCCGCAACGGTGTACCGCAAGGGTGGCCTGCGTGTCGAGTCGACGAACTCGCACGCTTCGGACTTCACCTCGAACCTGGTCACGGTTCGGGTGGAGGAGCGCATCGCTCTCGCGGTCCGCCGCCCCGGTGGTCTCGTGAAGACCACCATCACCGCCGCCCCGTAGGTCGGCAATTTGGGGGCCGGGTGAAAGCTCGGCCCCCTCACAAACTTGGAGGTTTCACCGTGAAGGAATACACCGTGGAAATTGGTGGGCTTGAGCACACCGTTCTGCTTACCGATGAGGACGCCAAGCGCATTGATGCGAAGGCTGTCACCCCGAAGAACAAGCAGGCAACCCCGAAGAACAAGGCTGATGCCGGACCTCGCAACAGCGGCTGAGCTCGCCGCCTACTCGAACGGCGCGATCTCCCAGACTGACCCTCGGGTGGCACCTGCTTTGGCTGGCGCTTCTGCGGCCATCCGCAATTACTGCGGCTGGCACATCAGCCCGGTGGTCACTGAGACGCTCGTCCTCGACGGCCCGGGCGGTCGCCTCCTGTCCCTGCCGACGAAGCACCTCATCAACATCACCTCGTTGATCGAGGACGAAACGACTCTCGAAGACACCGCGTTTCGATGGTCGGAGGATGGTTCGGTCAAGCGGAACGGGTGCCGTTGGTCTGACGACTTCCGCATCCTCACAGTCACCATCGAGCACGGCTACGCTACCGCTGAGGATGTGAAGCGCGTGCTGCTTGCCGTTGTCACCCGTGAGCTTTCGTCTCCCACGGGTGCGACCCGCGAGCAGGCCGGTGCCGTGTCGATCAGCTGGGCGACGACTGCCCCTGGTGTCTCGGGCGGGCTCGCTCTTCTCGCCCATGAGTTCTCCGTCCTGGACGCCTACCGGATTGTGAGTGTCTGATGCTTCCCTCCTTCGCTCGTCAGACCGTTGACCGCATTCGTGCCGCAAGCACTGATGACGGCCACGGCAATGACGAACCGAACTGGGGGGACGCGTCGGAGATCACGCTCCCAGGCTGCAGCGTCCAGCCTGGGGCCACGGATGAGGTCTTGGCGGGCCGGACGGCCACCCTCATCCAGTGGACGGTCTACGCGCCTCCTGGTGTTGACGTGCTGGCGACTGACCGCATCCGATACCAAGACGTTGTGTACGAGATCGACGGTGAACCGGCGCGTTGGTCGTCCCCGACCGGAACCCTCGACCACATCGTTCTTCTGCTGAAGACATGGGAGGGATGATGACGAAATTCAAGCTTGAGATAAACGTCCCCGGATTCAATGAGGCCCGTAACGATCCGGCGATTCTCTCCGACTTGATGTCCCGCGGCCGGCGCATCGCGTCAGCGGCAGGTGGCGAACCTGACTTCGAGGTCATCGAATCTTCCACAGCCTCGCGTGCGCGGGTAGTTGTTGTCACCGCGACACCCAAGGCCATGAGGGCCGAGGCCACCGATCGCGCACTGACCAGAGCATTCGAGGCCGGCCGTGGCTGAGTACATCGGATTCCCCGACGTAGAAGCCGTGGTGATCGGCGTGCTGAACGCCGCACTGACCACACCGTTCGCGGGCGTGAAAGCGTCAACCAAGATCAAGAACCCTCGACCCTCAGAGTTCGTCCGTTCGATCCGTTCCGGTGGCGCTCGCGAGTCAATCGTCTCCGAGAACGCCACCATCCTGCTCGAGGCTTACGCGGCAACTGAGACGCGAGCGTTCCAGATCCTCAACTTCTGCCGCGCCGTCCTTTTCGCTCAGGACGACGTGCTCTTCGGCGTGACCGAAATCGGGTCACCCGCAAATCTTCCCGACCCAACCACATCGCAACTGCGTTACGTGATGACGGTCGGGGTTCGTGTGCGCGGCACAGCAATCGCGTAGCAACACCACTTCCACCCAGGGGTCCGCAATCCCGCCTGGAAGGGGCACAACACATGGTTACCAAGGCATCGAATGTCGTTGTCGGTAAACCGCTCGTTTCGGGCGGACTGCTGGTAGCGCCCGTAGGAACAGCAGTTCCCACGAACGAGACCACCGCTCTGAACGCTGCGTTCAACGCGGTCGGTTACATCACGGAGGACGGATTCACCCGCTCCGAGACTCGAGACACGGAGAACCGGAAGGCGTGGGGTGGCGACATCATCGCCGTCCTCGACCGGGGCACTGAAGTCACCATCATGGTGGGTCTCGCCGAGTACCTTTCTGAGCTCACCCTCGGCCTGATCTATGGCGACGCCAACGTGACGGTCACGCCCGCTTCGGGTTCGGCAGGCAAGAAGGTTGCCGTGAAGGTCACCGCCGAACCGTCCCCTCACAAGACGTGGGTGGTGGAGATGCTGCGCGGCGGCAAGAAGGGCCGACTGGTGATCCCGGACGTGCAGATCACCGAGCGCGAAGACATCACCTACTCCGATGAAGATATCTCCGCCCGGGGAGTCACTGCGGTCTGCTTCCCCGATGCGGCTGGTGTCTTCATCTACGAGTACTGGGACGACGGCGTAACTGTCGCGGCCTAGCCACATGCCGGGGCGGGTGTTTCGTCGTGCGGACCCCTGACGCCCGCCCCAACTAAACCGTTGGTCCGCACACGAAATGGAGTCCGCACATGGCTGCACCTAAGAAACCACAGGACCACCTCTCGAAGGACGAGAAGACCGGTCCCGACCTGCCGTTCACGTTCGAACATGGTGGCAAAGAGTTCTCACTCACCCCGCCGTCTGAGGTGATGACAGGTGGGTTTATTCGCAAGAACCGCCACCTCTCGACGGGTAACCAGTTCTGGCTCCTGATCGAGGCGTTGTCGGATGAAGAGTCTCTCGCGGCCATCGACGAGATGACACAGCCGGAACTCAAGGCATTCCAGGTGGACTTCTACGAGCACCTTGGCGGCGTTGACCTGGGGGAATCTCAGGCCTCAGCTACCTCCTAGACGGAGAGTACGCCGAGGCCATCGAATACACCCTCATCGAGCTCGGCTTGCGGGCGCGTTGGGTCGGCACCCCAATGCTGTCCTGGCGCGACCTTTACGTGATCATCAAGCACTCTCCCCACGCATCCGCGTTCCGACGTGCGGTGCGAGGTGAGGCGGCGGATTACGGCACCACCGAATACCTGCTGGTCGCAATGCTGAATGGCATCCGCACTCTCTCGTACCAAATGGATGGGCGAAAGAAGAAACCGGATCTCGAGTTCTTCTACCCGCCTGGTGTCGCCGATCCAAAGAAGATCGCCCGCGCCGATGTCATGTCCATCGAAGAAATGAACCAGCACCTCGGCTGGGCCTGACATTTGAGGCGGTGGGTTCATGGCCGGTGAAGGCGCAAAACTCGCAACCGGTTGGCTTGAGCTCACCGTCTCAACTAAGGGCGCGCAGAAGTCCATGACGGACGCGCTTATCCCCGGCGCGACAGCCACTGGAAACCGCGCCGGTGGGCTCCTTGGCGGGGGCCTACTCAGCGGGGCTAAGGGCGCAATCGCTCCTATCGCAGGCCTTGTTGCTGCGGCGTTCGCCACCGGTGTGATCGTGGACTGGGGGCAGGCTCAGGTCAAATCGCTGGCGCGCATCGAGACGATCAACACCCAGACCGCGACCGCGATCAAGTCGACCGGTGGTGCAGCCGGAGTTACTGCCGAGCATGTTGAGGATCTGGCCGGGCGGCTCGAGAACCTGACGGCGACTGAAGCGGAGTCGATCCAGAAGGGCGCAAACCTCCTTCTGACTTTCAAGAACATCCGCAATGAGGCCGGCGAAGGCAACGATATCTTCGACCAGACCACGGTCGCCATGGTTGACATGGCCCGGGCCATGGGCACGGACGCCGAGGGCGGCGCGATCCAGCTTGGAAAAGCTCTCAACGACCCGATCAAGGGCATCGCTGCACTGGCTCGAGTCGGCATCACATTCACAGAGGACCAGAAAGACCTGATCGCTACGCTGGTTGAGTCCGGCGAAGTGATGGAAGCCCAAAAGATCATTCTTGCGGAACTGAACTCGCAGTTTGGGGGCTCGGCACAGGCTTACGCGCAGACCTACGCCGGTAAAGTCGATCTCCTCGGGCACGCCTGGGGGACCTTCGGGGAGACCATCTTCCAGCAGGTCATGCCCGCGCTCGGGGCCCTCGCGGACTTCGGTACAGACAGCATCAATTGGCTCACCGAGTCACCGCAGATGGCAGAGTTCACGACCGGGATTCAGGGTCGGGTCGATCTGCTGCTGTATGCACTGCAGCAGATCCGCGACTCAGCTGATGGTTTCACGTTCGAGAACGTGCGCACCCAAATGGAGAACGCATTCCCCGGGCTGGAGGGCGTGTTCGACGTTCTTGCGGAGCTTGCCCCGCAGATGCCAGCGCTGCAGGACGCCCTTGTAGAAGTCGGCAAAGCCCTTGTTCCGGTCCTGCCCGCGCTGACGAAGATCGCTGTAGATGTTCTGCCGCTCCTGCCAGTCCTGCTCCCGGTCATTGTGGCCGGTTTGCAGCTGCTCTCTGATCTCCTTGTCGGGATCGGCCCGAAGTTCGAGAACGGAGCTTCGCAGTGGGAGGCCTCGTTCGCCCGGTGGGGCAACGGGCTCAACCAGATCATCAACTTCTTCAACGGTGTTGGAGCAGCATTCTCTAACGGCGGGCAGCAGCTCAACGATTTCTTCACCGGGCTTGGTGCTTCCTTCGAAAATGGGTGGCAGCAGATCGCCGGGTTCGGCCAGAAGGTCGGCGAGTTCTTCACTTCTCTGCCTGCCCAGATCATCGCCGCGCTGGGCAGCCTGGGCGGACTGCTGATCCAGTCCGGTCGCGACCTGATCGCTGGGTTCATTGCTGGCATCGGGAGCATGGCCGGGGACGTGGCTTCCGCGGTCGGCGGTGTGATGGGCAACGTCCTTGACTTCTTCCCCCACAGTCCCGCAAAGACAGGCCCGCTGTCGGGCTCCGGATGGACCGACATCTTGACTTCGGGTGGGGCTCTGGGCGACCAGTACGCCGAGGGAATCCTTCGCTCTCAGGGCAAGGTGCAGTCGGCTATGACGCAGCTGACTAGCGGCGTACCCGTCCCCTCGCGTTTCGTGGCTGGCGATTCACGCCAGTACGCAACCGCACCCGGATCGGCAGGTGCGGCGGCTGGGCGGTCATTCACGCAGAACATCTACGGCGCGCCGAATCAGCCGCCGGAGACGATCGCGCGGATTGCTGCGGATAGCGCGAACTTCGAAGAGAGGCTGGCCGGCTGATGGCAGACCTGCTGCTCAAACTCGGACCAGTCGAATTTCGGACTGCCCGCATCTTAGGGACGTCCGGGTTCTTCTTGGCCCCCGATGGTTACGAGGGGATCGAATCGGGTGCTGACATGCGCCGGGAAGACCTGGATCTTCCGGTTGCTCACGGGTCATACGCGCTGGGCGGGAAGCTAAGCGACCGGGTGATCAGCCTTTCAGGCACGGCGGTTGCTGATTCCCCTGAGGCACTAGCGGCCATGGGGCGCACCTTCACGGCGCTCTTGGCTGATGGCGGGCGCGGTCTGCTGAAGATCGGCCAGAACGAGTTGAACCTGTGGACCGAGGTGGGCCTTGCCTCTCGGACGAAGTTCATCACCGATGGCCTTGACCTCAAGGCAGCTGACTTCCAGATCCAGTTCACGGCTGCGGACCCTCGCCTGTATGGGGACATCAACCGTTTCGGTCCTGTGCCAGTCGGTTCGATTTTGACGCTCTCGCATCGGGGCACGTTCCCTGCATCCCCACGCTTCACGATCAACGGGGCGTCTGCTGGCGGCTACACGATCGGTGGCCCGGACGGCAAACAGTTCGTGGTCACCCAGCCTCTCGTCGCAGGCATCCCGCATGTCGTGGATTTCCGCAACAAGCGTCTGTACGTGAACGGTGTGCGTGTTCTCGGTGGCGTCGGGAACGCGACGACGTGGCTGGTGAACCCTGGTCTGCCGACAACGGTCGTGACGATCACGGGTGGTACGGCGACTATCGCGGCTTCGGTTTTGAACACCTACATTTAGGGGCTCGCGTGTACTCGTTCTCGTTCACGGACACTCAGACGGGTGAGACGCTTCTGAGTCTCGAAGAGGGCGAGATGCCTTCTGCTGGTTCGTTCGGTTCTCGTCTGAATGGGTTCGAGTCGGGGCAGCACACGTTCCAGCTTGGGGCGTCGGATCTGTCACGGTCGGATTGGCGTGAGCTCTCTGACCCGTGGCGTCGCACCATTGACGTGGACTGGGATGGGGTGCCGGTTTTCTCGGGCCTGACGATGGGCTACAACTGGGACCGCAACACGGGTTCGTTGTCTATCGCGTCGGCGGAGGTGCGCACGATCCTTGCACGCCGCCACCTTTTCGGCATCGGCGGTTACGAGGCGGGCACGCGAGTCCTCAATTCGCGGTCTCTCCGCGGTCTGGTGTTGCAGCTGGTGTACCTGGCAACGCAGGGCGCATATTCGTCGGTGTGGGATCTGCCGTTCTACTTCCCCACCTTTGATGAGCTCGGCCCCCACGACCGGACTTACTGGAATTACCTGTTTGAGGATGCTGAACAGGCTATCTCTGAGGCGCAGGACACCGAGGGTGGCCCGGACGTGTACTTCAAACGCATCAAGACCGGCAACGTACGCAGGTGGGAGGTGCAGGTTGGTGCGCCTCGTCTGGCTGGTCCGATGCGGGAGTTCATGCTGACCGGGGATGAGCCGAACGCTTTCAACGTGAAGGAAACCGGTGACGGCACCCAGATGGTTACGGGTGTGTTCGCGATCGGTTCCGGTTCGGAGCAGGACATCCTCCACGGTGAGGCGGCAACGGTCGCTGTCCCTGGTGGTTACCCGTCGCTGGATGTAACCCGGCAGTATTCGAACATCGACAATGTCGCCCAGTTGGATGCGATGGCGCGGTCTGAACGTGACGTGTTCAAGTCGCCGACAGCTCAGTTGTCGTTCGACACGTTGGCGGGCGAGTTCTTCCCCGGTGGGCAGCCTGGTTCAACTGTGCGGGCTTGGTCGGACGGTGACTTGTTCATCCCGGATGGGTGGCAGCAGAAGTACTGCATTGGGGTGCGTGGCGACATGAGCGAGATCATCAGTTTGGACGTGCAATGAGAATCGACAACCTGCGCGACTCCCAGGCGGTGCGCACACGCAAACAGGTCAAGGCTTTGGGGACGCGGGCACCTATCGGGGACTCATCAATAACAACCCCGGGCAAACGGCTGCGGGTCGGGTCTGTAGGTGCCGGCGGCTATCTCGAGGCGGGGGGGCGTCTTTATTGGCAGGGGCCAGTTGAGTTCGTTGGAGAAGTACTGCTAGACGGCAGCGTAACGATCACCTTGACGCTTGACGTGACCGGTGATGCCCGTTTCGGTGCAAACACCGAAATCGAGGGGAACCTTGACGTTTCGGCGGAGACAATCCTTCGCGGCTTGACTACGCTTCAGAACGACCTCCAGGTGGATGCTGGTGGTTCGATCAAGGTTGGTACCGGCCTGACGATTACGCCTGGCGGTTCTTACGGGGGCGAGATCGTCGCAGGCGGCGTTGGCGTCCTCCACCTCGTCGCGGCTAACGTTCTTGCGAGCGAGTACATCTCAGCGGATGGCTTGTCCATTGGAGCGCTTGGGGCCACGATCCTCGGTGACTTCACCGTGTTCGGCGCGAAGTCTTTCGGCATCGAACACCCCGCCAAGCCTGGAGTGCTCCTCCGCCATTCGGCCACCGAGTCTCCAGTGTCGGGCACTGAGTATGTTGGCTCCGATCTCTTCGGCGAAGACGGCCGGTGCCTCATTGCTCTCCCTGACTACTTCGAGAGCCTGAACAAGCCCGACAACCGATTCGTGTTCATCACGCCGATCGGGCAACCTTTCGCAACGGGAGCCGAGCCGGTACAAAACGGCTCCTTCGTTGCCTACGGCGAACCTGGCCGGTCATTTTCTTGGCTGGTCAAAGCTGAGCGTGTTGGCGGCGATTTCGACGTCGAATCGCCTATGCCCGAACGGCCTGTTCAGGAATCGAACTCCGGGCAGTAGATCTTCGCAGCCCATGTTGCGATGGCGAGGCTGTTACGGAAGTAGCCGGTTGCTTCGTCAACCTGTTCGCCTTCGATGACTCGGATATCGAGCTTGGTCTGGCCCTGTCGGTAGTAGTCGCAAGCCAACTGGCCCGCAGCTACAAGCTGCTCGTCGGTGTAGCTCTCGAGGTTTAGGCCTCGCTCGCGGACCGCGGCAACGTACTCCGCGCTTCCGGCTACTGCCGGCGCTGCGGTTGGGGCCTCGAGAGGCGCTGCGACCGGTTCGGGTGTCTCGACGGGCGCAACGGCCTCGGGCGTCACGGTCACGGTTTCGACCGGCGCAGGTTCGGCGCTTGTGCACCCGGTGAGCAGCAGTGCCCCCGCGATCGCCGCGGCGACCCCCAGTTTCTTCATGCCCCGAATCATACGGCTGAACGCAGCCGATTAATAGAGCTTCTTGGAGGCGTGATGGCAACGGTCACATTCAACCTGGCGCAGATCACAGGCTCACCACTCACCGGTCTAGAACCACGGGTGTACGTGCTGTTGCCGCACAACGTTGCGTACCAGAGCTCTGTGGTCGTAACGCGACCAGCGCCTGTGACTCCTGATTCGTTCGGTAACGGTTCGGTGAGCCTCATACCGCAGGCGTACATGCGCGGGACTGGTGGAAGCCTGCGGGTGCCGAATTACCGGTTCAAGGTCGAATGGTTGGACTCTTCCGGTCAGCCTGGCGTGCCCGAGTATCCGGACTTTGAGTTCCGTGTCCCTCCTGAGGGTGGGGCGCTTGAGGACATGATCGTCACCCGCCCGTCCGCGTTTGAGACGTGGATCGGGACAACGCCACCTCCTGAGCTTGGCAGTTACCTGTGGTGGTTCAACCCGGTCACCGGGAACTTCTTCGAATGGAGCGACTGATGACCTGGGAATACAAAGGCAATCTCAAGGGCCCTCGTGGTGAGCGTGGCACGCAGGGTCTCCCTGGTTTGAATGCTGAGGCGACTGATGCTGGTGTGGCCGCGTATGTGTCTGCTGATGTGTCGGCGACGTCGACTGCGGTGAAGAACCTTATCGGTGAGCTGACTGGTGTGAACCCGGAGACGTACGCGTATAACGTGCACGAGGGCAACATGGGGATCATTCGTAACGCTCTGCGGAATGGGAACGCCCGAATTTCGGTGCATGGTTCGTCTACCCCGTACGGGCACTCGTCTGGAACCCCGTACCTGTACACGTCGTACACGGGGCGTTTGAACCGCATCATGGCTGGACGGTTTGGTCCTAAGGGGCCGGGGATGATGATCCCGTGGGAGTTTTACGTTCCCCCGTATGAGCTGCAGACGTTCAACCGCAACTACTTCTTCGGTGGCACGTATGAGGCGCGCCCGTTTGGTATTTACACGCATGGTGCGATCCGCATCACGGGCACTACGTCGTTCATTGGCGTGCGCGATGTTGACTGTGATGGTTTCCGTGTGATCTTCGCCGGACCTGTCGGGGGTGGCACTGCGACCGTTTCGGTTGATGGGGTTTCGGTGGGCACTGTGCCGACGTCGCCGGATACGACGGGGACGACGTTTACGAAGGAGTCGGGGTACGCGTTCGATTCGGTGTCTGGTACCGGGCAGGTGTCGGTTGTTATTCCGGCTGTTCCGAAGGGTGACCATACTCTGACGATTTCGCCGAACACGGTGGGTGGTGCGGCGGCGTTCACGGTTCTGTCGATCGAACCTTTGGTGCGTACCCGCCCGGGTGTGGTTGTGAGCAACCTGGCTTTGTCGGGGCAGTCGTTGGGGCTCGCGTCTTTGACTACCTCGGATACGTCGAATGGGTTCCAGGGCATGTCCGTGTCGATGGACGCGCCTCGAGCGCACCTGAACATTGGACAGTTCGGGACCATTGACTACATCGATCAGGTGCCGATTGCGACGTTCAAGACGAATCTTGGACGGTGGATTGACCGGTCACGTTCTGCGACACCTGTTGCGAATGGTGGGACGAAGATCGCGGCCGACGCACTGCTGGTGGCGGGTCAGCCGATCAACGAAGCAGCGTACCCGGCAACATCGGGTATCCCGTTCTCGGCGTACACCACCGCCTCCTACGAGGTTGCTGCTGCCTACGATGCGCCTCTGTTGGATCTCACCGAACTTTTCGTGTCGTATGCGGCCGGTGTTGCGAAGGATCTGTACGCGGACGACCTGCATTTGAAGCCGATCGGTCACGAGATGATCGCGAAGGCTGTTGACCGCGTTGTGATGCTGGAGGTGTGACCGTGTACCCGAACGGTCGCGCACCCGCATCGGCGCTCGTCAATGTCTTCGGTTGTCTCGCGTCCCCTGACATGGCCCGCCGTGTCGCCGCAACGAAACGTGACTACGAGGCGGAGGTTGGCGACGTTCTGATCGTCAACGAGATCTACCGCACCTACGACGAGCAGGTGTACCAGAAGGCGCGGTGGACTGCCCTCGGCCAGCCAGGGAACGCGGCAGCACCCGGCTACTCCAACCACGGAAACTGGGACGTGGGCGCGGTCGACTGGTCCAGCAACAACGTTGCCGCCCGCCGCTCGATCGCTCTCCGCTACGGGCTCGAGCATGACATCGCGAACGAGTCCTGGCATGCAACCAAACGCAGCGACGGCACCCGCCCCCTCCCCGAGCTCGCCGACTTCGGGCTGGCCGGACTCACCCCCACACCCATCCCGGAGGATGACATGAACGAGCAGCAGCAGGCCACCCTCGACGCCATCGCGTGGACGGTTGGTCAGATCAAACCGCAGACCGACAAGCTGACCCGCATTGCGGTTGCCACGGACCTTGTGCTGTGGTCCACAACTGACCCGGAGCAGGGGCTTCGCAGGATGGTGGCGAACCTCACGTCGCTTATCCCGAAGGTGTCGAGCCTGTCTAAGGAAGCGGCTGAGGCGGAACTGGTCAAGGCCCTGTCGCCGTTCACCCAGACCACCGTCGCCGCACAGACGGTCGAGGCGGGCAAGCGGGTCGACGCTGCAGCAGCTGAGGTTGTCGCCGCACAGCCTCACCAGGTCTGATCATCGCCATTCTCGAAAGGTGGGCTGATGGAAGCGATCTTCTCGTTCCTGTCGAACCCGGTAGTCAGAGACGTTGGGGCCGGCGCAATCGTCGTCCTGGTCGTGACGTTGATCATCACGGGCCGGTTGATTCCTTTGCGCACCCACACGCGGGAGATGACGGAAGTGCAAACTTCGCGGGACGCATGGAAGACAGCGCACGGAACATCCGAGGTCGCCAGGCAGGCATTACAGACGGAGAACTTCAAGCAGTCCGAAACGATCCGTTACCTCACCCCACCAGCGCGAGCCACCGAACCATCCGGGGGTGCCTGATGTTTTGGCGACGCAAATCAGTCATAGACCTCGAAGACCTCGAGGAAGCACGTCAGGCAATCGCACGCGCGAACGAGTCCATCAAGCAGACGCAGCAGCGCGAACCGGAAGTGAACCAGTTGGTTATCGAGATGAAGAAAGCGGACCCGTTTGGTGCCGGTCTGATCCAAGCAATGGGGAGTAGGCACAAATGAGTAACATCCTTGCCCAGTTCGATGACCTGAACGCGGTCCCGAATTTCATAGCGGGCCTGGTGTTCGTGGGGGCGCTCGCGTTCGTGATCATTTACGGCACGCAGTCGAAGTGGCGGACGTTCGCTCCAGGCCGGGCGCTCATGTACTGGGTGGCATCGTTCGCGCTGCTGGTCCTCATGAACACCATCCACCTCGCAACCGGCCCGTATCCCGGGATCGAGTTCGTGCGCATCTTCGTGTACACCACCCTGCTGCTGTCGGTGTGGCGGCTGGTGTTCGCTCTCCTCGCGATCCTCCGTGATGGGGAACAGATCGACACGGAGACGTTCATCAAGAAGAAAGAGCCCGACAAAAAGTAACAGGCCTCGGAGTGTCACTACCACCCCGAGACCCGACCCGTCTGCAGACAAGTGACGTGAGCCTAGCCGCCACGCCCAACGAAAGGAATAGCAATGAGCAACCCCACCGAGACCCCCAACGTCATCGTCCAGAACCCCACTGTCCGCAAGGTAGTCGGCAACGTACTCGGTGCCGCCACCCTGGCCCTGTCCATCGCAACCCTCGTGGACGGCGCGATCGAGGCCATCAACTACTCGGAGATCACTGGTCCTGCCGCGATCATCGTCGCCGGCCTGTTCGGCATCTTCCAGCTGACCGTCACGTCGCCGAACGTTCCGACCGGTCGCCACGGAGCGTAGAAAGAGCAAAGCCTCCGACCGCTGATCTGGCGGTAAGAGGCTTCGTCTGCGCGTACCCAGTGCACTGGTCAGTAACCGCGCGGTTCCCCACCATCTTAGCGCACCACCCGCCCCTTCGCCGGGGCTTTTTTCATGCCCGAAAGGCGGAGACAGATGGCTGAGCCTGACAACGTGATGGGGCCGTTCTGGCCGTCCAACTGGAAAACCGGGTGGATCGCATGCCGGTACGTGACCGTGGACGGAACCCCCACCAAAGGCAGCGTGCACCTGTCACTCGTTGCAGGTCGTGGTGTCACTGAGGGCAACGACGAAACCGTCACACCCTCCGTCCGCACCCTCCAACTCATGGACGGGCAACTGTACGGAGTCGGCGCTGAACAGAACAGCAACGGCGACTGGGTGATCGAATTCCCCGTGACGGACGACCCCGACGTGTCGCCGACCGAAAACCGGGTCCGGATGGTTGAGGACTTCGAAGGCGGCTCAATCCTCGAATTCAACCTCCCCAGCACAGCCACATTCGACAACCCGTGGTGGCCCGCAACAGACCTCACCGCCACCATCACCCAACCCGGCATCCGACTCGGCTCACTCTGGCTCGAACCAGTCGACCCACTCACCGACACATGGCCTGCACAACCCTCCTACATCCGCACCGGAGATGGAGTCATTTTCGAAGACACGGGACGACTCGTCCGGATCGGAGCCTGACATGGGCGACCTTGTAGACCTCGGATATATCGCCACCAACCCCGTCATCGACGCCGCCATCGCGACCACCACCGCCAAGGCCGCACTCGCCACCACCAAAGCAACCGAAGCCGCCGCATCCGCCGCTGCAGCTGCCGCCGTCCCCACCACCACTGACGGACTCATCGCCGGGCGCATCAACGACCCCGCATCCGCCACCGCAACGGCACTATCAGCCACAACTCTTGCGGTCACCGCGGACGCGCTCGAGAACCCCGAGAGCGCTATCGCGAACGCGGTGAACCTTCTCATCACCGCTGCACTCGCAGGGTTCTCGCCCGACGATGTGCCGATCGTCGTGAACCACGGAGCCAACGCGAGCTTCGCTCGCCCGACCTGGGCCGGGCCTGTCATCTGGCAGGGCACCGTGGAGCCGAACAACCGCATCGCCGGAGACTCTTTCTTCCTCGTCGAGACCGTCCCTGTGCCCTGGACGCCGCTCAGCATCCCAACCCTGCACACTTGGTACGACCCGACAGAGGCCGCGCTCAGCGGCGCGAACATCACTTCGATCCCCGACAAGTCCGGCAACGACCACCATCTGACGACCGTCACGGGCGCGCCCACCTATAGCGCGACGGGCCTCAACGGTAATCCCGGCATGGTCCTGAACGGCTCATCCCGCATCAAGACGGCCGCATTCCCCGCGATGGGGACCGGGCCGCTGACGGTGTTCTTCACCGGACGCCACACTGCCACGGGCATTGCCTCGTTCTTCGACGGAATCGCTGCCGACAACAACCTGAGCGTTACCGCCGCCCCTACCTCTGCGCCTGCCGGCTACGGACTCGTGCGCGCGGGTGGGGCGGTGCAGCCTCCCGGAACCGGCGACACCCTCCCGCACGTGTTCTGCGCCGAGTTCAACGGGGCGTCGTCGAAGCTCTACATCGACGGCGTGCTGTACTCCTCCGGCACCACACTCTCCACCGATGTCGTCACAGGACTGACGCTCGGTGGACGAGCCGTCGCCACCAACCGGTACATCACCGGCGCGATCGGAGACTTCATCCTCATGAGCGGCCTCGCCGACGTCGACACCTTCGCCAACGCCCACGACTTCCTCGCCGAGCGCAGCGGCGTCACGGTGGCCTGATGCCCACGACCGCCACCGGAACCACCTA